TCAATAGGAAAGTTTTTAACCAATTTCGCAAAGACTGCTCAAAACTCTGGTAAGACAATTGGTAAGATTGCTCGATATTTGGGGAACTTCGGAAAGGCTTTCGGTAAAATTTTCAGTATTTTCAAGACCATAGGAAAGGTAGTCGGCAGATTATTTGTTCCCATCACCGCACTTATGCTCATATTCGATGGATTGAAAGAATCGTTTAGTGTTTTCACTGACGAATCTAAGTCCATGTCAGAAAAGATTGTGAGTCTTATCTTTGTCATACCAAAAGTCATCGGAAAGTTCTTCACCGATTTCATCGACTCGATTAAAGCTGGCATCAGCTGGTTGCTCAAGAAAGTGTTTGGTGAAGACAATGTTGTTTCTAAGTTCCTAGACAAGTTCAATTTCACAGAGATCTGGACTAAGTTCATAGATGGAATGGTGGAGTGGATAACACACTTCCCGACCAAGTTTAAAGAACTGACAAAGTCTATCGGAGAGTGGTGGGACAACTTCAGTTTTGCTGATACGGTAAAAGCAATCACAGGTTTCTTCAGTGATATGTGGAAAAAGATCAAGGGTTGGTTCACTTTCAGTAAGAAAGAATCTGACTTGGATGAGTCTGAAGAAGATACAAATTCTGCATTCACAGATATCTTCACTAATGCTCTAACAAGTATTAAGAAGTTCTTCACTGATATCGGATCTTCTATCATAACTACAATCACAGGAGCATTCAATAGTGTTATTGGATTCTTCACGGGTGATGACAGCATCGGTGAGACTATCAGTAAGTGGTGGACAAAATTCAAAGAAGATCCTATTGGTGGTGTAATGGCAATCGCAATGACTCCTATCAATATGATCAAGGGAGCATTCAATAGTATCCTCTCATTCTTCACAGGAGAAGGCAGTGATACTGGAGTTGGTGAAACAATCAGTCAGTGGTGGACAGGATTTAAAGAAGATCCTCTTGGTGGTGTGAAGGCAATTGTTCAAGCACCAATCAATATGTTGAAAGCAGCAGTTAGCAGTATTCTTTCATTCTTCACCAAAGATAAGGCAGAAGAAAATGTAGAATCAGATGAAGACTCAGGTTCAATCTTCACAGATGTGATGGATGGAGTTAAGTCTGCTATCAGGAGAGTGTTCGATTCTGTTATTGAATTCTTTACGAATACTTTCAGTTTCACTGCAATCAAAGACAACATGCCCGACATCGGTGGTTTCCTGAAGGATGCTGGTAACTGGATTGGCAATGTCATTAAGGATGTCATCACATTTATCAAGAACAAAGCAATGTTCTGGAAGAAGAGTGATGAAGAAAAAGAAGAAGAAGCAGCAAAGAAAGCAGCAGAAGAAGACGAGAAGTTAAGAAAGGCACTTGCTTCTGAAAGTAAGAAGGAAAGAAAGAATGCTGCTGATAAGGCAGGGATTGTCGACGAAGCATACTACAACACCAAGGAAAGAACTACTGTCGATGCTGAAAAGTTAAAAGATCTCAGTAACGAAGAACTCTCACAATTCGCAGCAGATTGGAAAGGGTATACTCAGGTTCAAGCAGCAGTTGAAGCAGAAATGGATCGAAGAGCAAAGAATCCTGGCAACATGCAAACTGCCATTGCCCCTGCCCCAGCAACCCCAACGAGTGAAGCAGAAGCATTCGACTTTGCTAGTTCACCAATGCCAGTGCAGATTGTGGGCACAGGTCAGGAGATGGGACAGGCAGGTGATGATCTTGTACTAAATCAACAACTGATGGAAGAGAACAAAGCATTGAAAGAATCGCAGGGTGGAAATAGCACAGCAATCATGGCACCCTCTATCAACACCAGCAACAATACTTCAGTGTCTAATATTTCTACTTCGATGCCTTCGACGAGAGATTACTCGGATTACACTCAGGCATACAGACCGATGGGTAACTCTAGGTAGACTTTTTCTTGCGATAGGGTCGCATAGGTTTTAGTTTCTTTATCTTTCCTGGTTGCTCTTTGAGGATACCAAACCTCTTGAGTTCATCTTCAGTCCAGATAACAAACTCCCATCCATTGTCCTTTGCGATCTTATCTGCTGCTTCCCACTTGTTGCAGTTCATGATCCAAGTGTATGCCTCATTCAGAGACCGTTTGGACTTTGGTGTTTTGACTTTGGGAGGAACTGTCTGTTTCTTGGGTTTGACTTCGACCAGCATCAACTTACCATTCTTCCATTTGATGGATAGGTCTACAAAGTATCGATGCATCTTCTTGTCGACGTCATAGTAGTAAGGAACAACAAACTCTTCACTTGCCCACCACTCGACTTGACTGTTACCGTCTAAGAAGATGAAGCACTGTTTCTCCCAGTGACTTCGATATTCTACAGTGTTCACGTCTCCCTTGTACATTTTGGGATATTTGACCCTGTATTTCCCCTGATAAGTCTTTGCCATAGTGTATAAATAGGAATGACTATTTTAACTATTTAGTGATAACGATGACCATAAAGTTTCCAAAGGACGACAGTCGTAGACCAGGATTCATTCGGTTCACCCCTGTCAAGCATAATGGTGGATACGCGGGAGAAGATATTGAACTTCCTTTACCCCCGACAGTTACCTTCAATGATAATATCACATACGAAAACTTTGATCAGGGGATGACAGGGCAGATTATCGAAGCAGCAGCAACGGGCAACTTGGAAGAACTTGCCAAACTGTATGGTGAAAGATATAACCCTGATGACACAACAGCTGCTAAGTTAGATCAATTAGCATCAGATATTGTCACTAAAATTGGTAGTAATGCTAAACGACTTGCTAGTGGTAAAGCACCTAACCCCGATACCCGATCTATGTTTAAGCAACCTAATCTTAGGTCAATCGGTTTCACCTTCAAGTTCATACCGCTCAGTTCTGATGAACCAGATATTATCAAAGATATTATCAAAAAGTTTAGAACTCATATGTATCCGGAAAAGGACGGAGAAGGTCCAAACATTTTCTATCGTTTTCCAGATAAGTTTAAGATCGAGATGTTTCTGGGTGCCGATGCGCAAACAATCGTTCCTCCGTTTTTTCATTTCATGTATCTCACTGCGGCAAACGTGTCGTACGGAGGAGGAGTATTAGCAAAGCAAAATAGAAATCATTGGTTTGCTGAGACAGACCTTCAATTAAGTTTCACTGAAGAGAAGACTCTCTTGCAGAGAGACATCGCGCTTGGATGGTAATATGTCTAATTATTTCGAAAATTTCCCAGTAGTAGATTATAGATTTGGAAACGAGAAGACACTCACTCAGTTTCAGCATATCGGAACCGCAGTCGATATTCTCGAGCAAGTACGCAAGTATGAAGTTTATTATATTAATATCGAAATTCAGAATGGAGAAAGACCAGACCAATTATCATACAGATTGTATGAGACACCAAACTATTACTGGACATTCTTTCTCCTAAACGACCACCTCAGAACAAACGGATGGCCGATTCGTGACGCTGATGTCTGGCCGAAAGCACAGGAATATTATCCCAACACTGTCATACAGACTTATGGTGTCACACAGGATAAAGCACCGAGACTATTTGATGACGGTGATAAACCTAAAATACTCTGGTTAGCAGAAGGTGATCAAAAACCTCTCGCGCAATCTACATTCTTTGTTCCTGGCAATTATGTCTGGTTCCAAAACTCATACACTGCTGGCAAGATCTTATCTGTTGATCCAAGAATGGGAACGATAACGACAGATGCTAAGGGAGTGCGCGGAGCAGAGCAGGTTGTAGAAGTGATAGATGAAGTTGATGCCGCGATTGTTTTGAATGATCCGAAATACATACCGCAAAAACGATATGCTGAAATGGAAATTGCTCGAGATAAAAGAAACAGAGCAAAGGTGATAGATGAGTTTGATGCTCCTCATCACTATCAGGATTATGAGGGAAATTGGATCTATCCAAAATGGAGCAAGCATGCCCCTTACCCCCTGATTCACTTTAAAGACGTTCCGATCGAAATGTCAGAAGCAGGTGGTTATGAAGATGATTCTGCTGGTGGACCAGGACCATGGGTAACTGTCAGTTCAGACATCAATACAATTAATTCTGTCTCTAACTATCAGAGACTTGTTGAACTTAATAGAGATCAGAAAACCATTTCTGTCATCAAGAAAGACTCTATTCGATTTATCGTTAGAGAATTTAATAACTTATTGAAGCAGGGATAATTGTGTCATCATACGGACGACAAGGCGACGTCAAACAAGCAACTTCTGAATACAAAATTTTAGAGTGTTCACTTACTGCTGAACGAGGCATTAAGGAAAGAGACCTCATAAATTTTATCGGAGAAGTTGCTATCTTTGAGTCTCTGTTTAAACCATACATCACGGTGAACATCACACTGATCGATGACTTAGGTCTTTTGAACGAAGAAATTCAGTTTCAGGGCACAGAAAAGGTCAAACTGAAAATCATGGGATCTGATGAGGAACACGTCCCAAACGAATTCGAGTTAGAACTCCGTGCTGTTTCTATTGTAAGACAACAAAAGATCAATAACAAGACAACTGGTTTTACTATTAACTGTATCTCTTCCCACGCATATCGAGACGCATTGGTGAAGGTTAGTCGTTCCTACTATGATCAGTTAGAAGACATAGCAGAAAAAGTGTTGGACGACTACCTTGACGTAAAGGTAGAGAAAAAGGATGATTACTGGCCAGGAGAACCTTCAGCACAAGGTCCAGTCAAACTCATTCTACCATACATCAGCCCTCTCGATGCCACTAGTTGGTTGATGGAAAGGGCAACGGGACTCTACGGAGGACCAATGTTTTGCTGGTGTTCAGTGTGGGATCAAAAGAATCATCAAGGGACAGTTCGGTTCGGTCACTTTCCGACCATGATTAAACAGATCATGACCAAGACAAGACCTGACGCAGTTACTTTTAAGGGAAAGAGTCCGCAAAATGCCAAGTATTCTTTCGTTCAATCTCAGTCTGCGGTGAATCAGGGATCTACATACAAAGCAAACAAATCTACGATTAATGCATACAAATCCGACGGAGTAGAAAACTCTCTGCAAATGATCAACCAAGGTGTGACAGGAGCACAGATTTCTAATCTCGACCCATATTCAAATCAAAGGATGTTAAGGCATCACAACTTGGGTGAGTTGCTGGAAGCAATGGGTGGAGCAGGAACTATGGGCACTGTATATGACCCAGGAGATAAACTGACTGTTCAGAAACAGACAAAAGAACCTGCTGAGTTCGACGCAAGATACATCAATACTATCACTTCTTATGGTACATATGGTTATGCTGCTGGATATCACGATGTGGTAGACCCTAGTATGCTACTCAACAAAATGAGAAAGGGTACAATAATCTCAGCACTGTATCGTAATGCAATGGATGTCATTGTTTCTGGATACAATTTTACGAAGGAAGAACTGAGTTGCGGTGATCCTATCTTTGTTCTCTGGCACAGTACGAAAATTGAGGACGATCCCTCGTTAGAAGGTGCTCTCGAAGAACGAAGGACTGGGCACTACATTGTATTAGACCTTCGAAGAGATTATCTTTCAAACGGAAAGCACGAAGTGGTTGCGACTATTGCTAAGATATTTGATGATGAGGAAGGTTCTCCGTGAAGACCATACTTTCAGAATACTACGGTGACAACACGAGATGGTTTATTGCTAATGTCATCAATGCGAATCCTCCTCCTGGTTTTGAGGGTAGGGTCCAGATTCGCATATTCGGTATCCACAGTGAGTCGACTAAAGATATCCCACAGAGAGACCTACCATGGGCACAGGTCATGGTCAACTCTTCCTCATTCGGTGTGTCTGGATACGGGACAGGTGTGCACGTTCTAGCAGGTGCTCTGGTATTCGGAATCTTCCTTGATGGTAAAAACTCACAGTTGCCTCTTGTGTTGGGTTCACTTCCGCATACAGAATATCCAACATCAGTTCAGTCAGAAAATCGAGATGATATCTCTACTAATCCATTTGCACTTGACTATCGACAATCAAACTTTGAGGGAGAAGATCCCAAACTAACAGGATGGGAAACTCAAGAGTTTAGTGGTGCTGACGATAAAAAGACTATTAGTGCAGGAGAAGCAAAAGACTTCTTCATCGACAATGGACTAAATGCTAAACAGGCATCTGCTATGGTAGCAGTATTGCAGGAGATCAGTGGACTGAAACCTTCACAGAAAGGAAATGGTTTTGGCATCGGTGGATGGAAAGGTGGAAGATATCAACGATTCGTGAAATACTCGCAAAGGATTCTACCAAAGAAAACTCCGTTCAGTGGTGACGTGCAATTAATGTTTGTTATGCATGAACTACATACTACTCATAGGACAGCATATGGTAAGATACTCCGTGCTCAAGAGATCGAAGGCACAGAGTATGGTGAGAAACTAGACGGTATTCCTATCAAGACAGGTATGATTGCTATTCTTCAAAAATACTACATTGACTCTAATCTCAGATTTGATGAGCATGCTGCTGGTGATAAAGCAAATGGGTTATTTAATGGAGGTGGAGCACTATGAAAATTAGATTCACCGAAGTTGTGACGCAAGAAGTCGGAGGTGTGTATGAAGGGATCTCTGCGGCATACGAAGCAACAGATTCTGACGGTTTCGGTCATGTCGGACTAGATTCCGGAGCACTAGCTGCTCCTCAAACTGGAGCTCCTGTCTATCCTGATCTTGCTACTGTCGAGGCACTTACTCAGTCTGAGATCTACAATGACTTCTATGACACAACAGTAATTGTCACTGGACCGCAGGACGCTGAAATTGCAATAGATTCAATCAACACCTACGGAGTCTTAGGACTCGGTGTCTCATTGTCGGGATTAGTGGATTCAGAAGTAGTCGGAGAAACATGGTTATCTGATCTCCAAGAGGAATTAGATCTTCAAATTGAGATTGCGAAAGTTGAATCTGGTGCTGTTGTTATCGAATCAGTAGACAATATCACTGATCAAACTCCGATTGACATTTAGGTAAGATAAATGGCTGCAGTAAACTTACAAGAACTCAATGACTTCGTTGCGAATTTATACGGAACAGTCGGCGTTATTGATGTCAGTAATAGTGGTGCGATATCACAATGGTTAATCGACAATCTTGGTGATACTGGTCGTTATGGTTATCGAGACTATGAAAGGTTTGGTAATCGTATCGCCCAAGAAGGTGACGATGATCACTTCGACAGGCAAGACGGTTGGATGTCACTCACCGAGGAAGTCCCTAACATCCAGCACCTGACATATGGAACTGGTATTCTCTACATTCATGGTGAGATGGAGATTCCCGATTATGAGAATTCCATAAACGATCACATCTTTGGTGATGAATTTTATCATGTAGACAAGACTGGTGCCACAAAGCACATTTATGATGACGTCGTTAATCCTGAAAGATACATTAGCTGGGGGTCATCTTCTTCCAGTTTACAAAATTCTTATCTCACTCATGTTCGACCTGATGCTCGCAAAAGAGGTGACGGTGGAAAATATGCTGGTTATGTTTGGGAGTTTAAGGAAGAAGATCATACAGGAACAATAGGTGATGGTCGGTGGTTGTATGAAACTATCACGGATGCTGTCGGTGGAGAGTTCTTAGAAGAAATGACTGCAGCAAAACCAGAGACAAACGAAGAAGATCCTCCCGTTCACAATGATCACGAGATCTACAATCTCGATAATGAACGTAACAATTTCCCGTGGTTGGTTGTGAACTCAGGAAGAACTGAGAGTATCAAAACCTTCCTGAAAGGGTGGAAAGGTGACAAGGGAATGTATGATGATGAGTTCCCAGCACTTGCTCAACCTTCTTGGCCACCGAAGAAGCATGATGGCATTAAGTTTGTGAAGAAGGGAATTGATGGTATCCTCGACTTTATGTCACCTATTGAGGAGACTCCGTAATGGCAATTGCAGATCATTCATTTGGAACTGAGTTTATTGCTCGTGCTATGGTAAAGAAATCAGGCATCGATGCTCTGAATTCATCCATTGCTGCTGGCATGATTCCGGAAGCTCGTAGAGAAGAGATTAAGAAGATGATAGAGGATGCTATCATCGATAATGGGGGTAAAGTTCCTAGTGATCTTCCACTGAAAGCTGCTCAGATGATTGCCCCCCATTCTTCACTGCCTGTAGTTTCTATTCGAAAGATATTGGTAGCAACCAATTTCTTTGGCATGGCAGGGAATAAACCTACTGTTGCTCAGGCAGGTGTCACTACTTCCTATGCTAAAACTGTTGAACACCAAACTACTGCAACTAGAAGATTCGAAAAGTCTGTCGGCACATTTAGTTCTCCGAAGGCAATGAACGTGGAAGGAATTGAGGTTACAGTTGAACCTAGTTCTATCGATAATGTCGCAAGAGCAATGACCAATGCTCCTGTCGACGATCCGGTTGAGATCGTTACCCCGAAACAAAGGACGGGTGGTCCTGCTCCATATGAAATCGGAAGCAATGACAAGCAAGAACTTCAACCAGGAGAAGACTTTGTATCATCAGCAGAAGAACTCGATGCTGAGTTTACTAATGTCACACGAGATATCTCAGAGATTATTGTTCATTTCTCTGAAACCTATCAGAATGCTAATCTGAACAAAGATCAAATTCCTGGTGGCAAATATCATTATGTCGTTCATCGCGATGGATCTATCGAGAGAGATGTTTCGTTAAATGCTGCGGGCAAGCATACTCCAGAAAACGGTCATGACGGACCTTCTGTTGGTGTCTGTCTTGTGGGTGGTCTCACAGCAGCAAGTGGTGAGGAAGCAATTGGGCCGGAAGTAGATGCGAGTGCTATCACTCGATCACAATACCTGTCACTGTATCATATCTTCGATGCGTTTTATCGACATCACCCAGGAGGACAAGCACTGGGTCATAGTGAGATTAATCCTGATATGCGTGATCCTGGGTTCGATGTTCGTGACTATGTCTGGGCAAAGTTCAATAAGATCAGTTTGTATGAAAATCCAGAGAAAGATGCAGCACTGACAAAGTCAGACATCCTTGAACAAACTTCGAACAACTACGGTGATCCGGTTTTAACAAAAGACCCAGAACTTGAAGAGAAATTTCAGTAATGGCACAAAAAGGAAATACATCAGAAGAACGTCTCAAGTCAGAGGGTGGTCGAGAGAAAGAAGAAACTCTTGGCATCCCCTTAGACGGGACTGCGGATCCTACTGGGGAATTCCCCAAACGATACAACTGGTTCGGTAACAGTCAGAGTGCCGCAGGTCGTGGTGTAAGGATCAATAAAGTAAATGTTCAGGGTGGATCTCTGGACATGAACTTCGACGTGTCTGCTCCTAGTCCTTCAATCTATCCTTTCAATTATGCAATGGAAACTCCTATCGGTCACTCTTTTGAGATCGACGATACTCCAGGAAATGAAAGGATATTGCTCAAGCATCACACTGGTGCAGGTATTGAGATTCAACCAGACGGAACGGTGATCGTCTCTTCTGCAGCAAATACTGTTCATGTCACTAATGGTGATCATAATCTTTCTGTCACGGGAGAGGGACACATTGCTTATGACGGAAACCTTCATATGAAGGTCAACGGAAACTACAATGTGGATGTTTCCGGAACTTACAACATGACCGTCGGAAATAATTACAATAACCAAATTAAGGGAACTTTCATCACTGAAGTTGGAGATACTCATCAGACTATCGTTCGCGGTAACAAGGACACGAAGATCTACGGTGACAACAATGACTTCATCGTCGGTGATAAAAGGATAATCACTAAGAAAGATATCCGTATGCTCAGTAATCGTGATATCATTTCTAACGCACATCGTCACGTTCGTAATACTGCAGAAGGCAAGTTCACTGCTTCTACTGCAGATGGTATCTCACTTGTTTCAGAGAAGATTAATATTGCTGGTCGCAAAGGCAAGATTGGAGGTGACAACTTCCATTATCTCGGAACCCTGTTTACTGGTCCATCTGGAGGCAAGGGAAATAAGAGAAATGATCAGGGGGAGAATGTTGTCTTTCATGGCAACTTAATCGGAAGAGCATTGGAAGCATGGACTGCGAAATATGCTCAGAAGGCCAAAGAATCTCATAGTGCTTACAGATCTGAATATGCTAAAACCGCGAAGAAAGGTGGTTCTGCCACTAGATCAGGATCAGCTGCGGGGCAAGCAGACTACGAGGCAAATGTTGAAGTTCCTGAGAAAACTGGTCAGTCAAAGAAATCTTCTATCAAAAAAGTCCCCGACTACAAGTTCAAGTGGGGATGGAAAGTTGAGGACAATACTGCATACGAACAACCACTCAATGTTTTAGAGAACTATGAATGGGATGGCAAGGGTGATCGTTCTGCAATCGATCCAATCCCCATTGCCCCATTCTACACCACTAACGAAGATTGGTTTGAGGTATGGAACAAAGTTTCACCCTTTGCTGTTCGTAAGGTTATGATCGACGGTGACGGATGGATTGAGAAAAAACTCTACAAACCCTCTGTCTATTCTCACTACTTTCAGACTGTCCCTGACACCAATGATATCAGATCTAAACTCAGGACAATGGATAAGGCAAATGATCCTAAGACCTGCCCTGAGATGCAGTGTGATAATAAAAAGGCAACATCACAATTACTGTTTGAGAATCGTTTGTCCGATAAGTATTTGTCGGCGACTCCGCCTCCTCCTTATGAGATTAAGAGATCAGGAAACGACTTCAAGTCGAGATACGGATACACTCTTCTGGGTAATCCTGTGGAACGTGCCTCTAAGACCTTTACATCAAGGAATAAGGCCCAGAGCAGAAAGATCCTTGTTGATCCAAAATACAATCCGCTACGTCAAGAGTCTCCTATTTCGAATTCTACGAAACTCTCTAAGTCGACTTCGATGGCAACTTTCCTTGGTGCTGTAGGATCTAAGTCTACATTGGAAGCAGTTCCGATCGCAGAAGACCGTGTCAATCTGGCAAGGTATTGGGTGTGTCAGGCTCAGATTATGGAGGGAGTAAACAGTTCCCCTCTGTTTGATGGTTTCCGACTGGCAGTCACGGAGGGTTATTACGAACCCAGTTCAGGTATTCGTGAGCATTACAAACCAGGAGAGGATCCGGAGAAAAAGTTCTGGAGAGAACCATACCGTAATGAAGATGGAGGGATCAAGAACCGACTGTTTTCTAGTGGACACCCATGTAACCAAAGAAAGCACGAAGGTATGCTGGTCTATTACACTCTATTCGATAGCAGAGGTAAAATCAATTACACGAAGACTTGGGAATGTGCTTTGTTCATTCGTGATAACTTTTATTTCAGAGAGTTGCTCCTAGACTACGATGTGACTCGACCTGATGATATCATGACAGTTCAGATCGGTATCTACTTGCCAGTCCTCTACGAAGAGTATCGGGGGATGTTTGAGCAAAAAGTTGGGACATACTTCAACAGGACAGTCATGAAAGAGAATGATCTTCTAGAGATAACTGACCTTTGAGTGTATAAATAGATTCTAAAAAAGAACAATATCTATGACTCTACGAAGAATACAACCAGGAATTGACGACAATTCTATCACGACGACTGTTCACAAGAATTATCGTGATCTGGACTTGGTCTTTCAACGTAAGTCGGGAACAGTATTTCCCGACGGTGTTCGTAGAGGAGATGTGTTCAAGAAGTCCGACCTCAAGGCAATTGATCAGAGTATCTCTACGATATTGCTGACAAACTTTTACGAGAAACCATTTCAACCAGAGTTCGGGTCTAACCTTCGACGACTGTTGTTTGAACTGAACACGACAGTATCTGAACCATACGCAAGGGATGTAGTAAGAACTGCTATCGAAACATGGGAACCAAGAGTCGAAGTCTTAGATGTAAAATTTTATGATGCCGGAGCAGACAGAGAAGTCCCTCGTGGTATCGACAACGTATTTTTCTACTCAGTAAATTCATCTGAGGCAGAACACACATTCCTGCTCTATGTGACGTGTAGAATCAAAAACCTTGGGCAGGAAATCACAACAAAAATTAATATGAACAGGTTACGATAATGGCAACCACGATTCAATCTACAGAACTAGATTTCTTTGAGATCAAAGAAAACCTCAAATCATATCTACGACAACGAGAAGAGTTCGAGGATTATGATTTTGAAGGATCTGCGTTGTCCAATCTATTGGATGTCCTCGCACACAACACACACTTCAACGGCCTGATCGCCAACTTTGCTCTCAATGAGTCGTATCTGACGACTGCTCAGTTGCGCAACTCTGTTGTTGGTCTTGCAGAGTCTTTGGGATATCTTCCGACTTCTAAGTCCTCTTCACAGGCAACTATCTCTGCAAATATCATTATCGAGCCCTCTCGAGCAGCATCAATGAATCTCGAACCAAGATACAACATTCTTCCTGGTGAACTGAAGTTGAGGGGCACGGTTGATGATCTTAACTATGTTTACTCAAATCGAGAGACTATTCTTGCGGAGAATAATGGTTCTGGTGTATTCGAACTTTCTCTCTTCAACGATGAAAATGCTCCCATCAGAGTCTTTGAAGGCGAAGAAAGAACTCTCGACTTTTTGGTCGACAATAGTTCCGATGCAGTGTATGTTATTCCTGATGAGGATATCGATACATCCACTGTTATCGTCAAAGTATACGATAATCAGGGTGTTGCAGCAGTAGCAGAAGAATCTGGTGAAGGTTCATACAAAGTCTACAACAATGTCTTTGAGGCATCTACTATCAACGAGTTATCCCAACTCTATGTTTTGAGAGAGTCTCCCAATCGTTTCTATGAATTGACATTCGGTGATAATAATTCACTCGGACAAACTCCTGTTGCAGGAAACGTCGTTAGAATAAATTATCTCAAGACCAATGGTTCTGATGCAAACGGTGCCGCTACTCTATTTCCTATTCAAGACATCATGCTTGGTAATAACAAGATTGATGAAGCAGAGATTAGTGTTGTTACTCTGACTCGATCATCCGGTGGTGGTGACAGAGAATCAGTCGAATCTATTCGCAAGAGAGCACCTTTCCAGTATGCTTCACAGAACAGGATGATTACTCCTTTAGACTATGAAGCACTGATCCTCCGTAAGTATGCTAACTTCATTGAAGATATTGTTTGCTGGGGAGGAGAGGATGACGCAAAGAGAGACTTCGGGGCAGTCTACATTTCTATCAAGTGGTCGGCAGATTTAAACAGCACAGCAATTGGTGAACTTAGGGAAGAGATCCGTGAACTCGGAAGGAACTTCTCTGTAGTGTCCTTTATCATCAAGTTCGTAGCACCAACTACGACTTACATATCAACAGAACTCTATTATCAATACAATCCAAATATGAGTGCACTGAGTGAATCCTCTGTGAGTAAGAGAGTTCGAACCACGGTTGAAAATTATTTCGATAAAAATGTAGGAAAGTTTCAGCAAGTATTCCGTAGGTCTAATATGCTGACAGAAGTTGATGCTTCTGATCCTTCTATTCTTTCTTCCAGAGCAACAATACAATTACAGCAAAGATTCATTCCTATTCTAACTCTGAAAGAAAACCATGAGATGGTATTCCCTGTTCCTTTAGAGGAACCAACAGATGTGAACGTCCCTGTTATCAGAACTACATATTTCACGGTTGATAATAAGACTGTATTCATTAGAAACAAACTCGATGACCGAGTGAAAGTTTCTCCTGAGGGCCGAGTTCCTGTGATATTTGACCGACTACCTTCTACCAAATTGGAACTAGTAGATATCGACGGTCACGTGGTTGTATCTAATATCGGATCATATGAACCCTCTACAGGAAAAATTGTGATAGAGGGTCTTACTGTGCAGTCTGTGCTCGGTTCTTCAAATTACATCAAGGTGTTTGCTACTCCTGCTAATCAGTCTGCTGTAGAAGCAGAATACAACAATCTTCTTGCTTATGATGAGGCAGAGTCTATCGTCAAGGCAGTATCGGTGAAGTCTAGAGTATGAGCCTAGAGAAAACAACGACAGAAGGATTTCGGGATTTTACTTATCTCGAGAAATACCCTGTCTTTGAGGCTCTTCCTGCGTATTTTGAAAAAGAGTATCCTCGACTAGTTTCCTTTCTTAAGGCATACTATGAGCAGGACACCACAATCTCTGCGAACATATTGGACTTGCCCTACAAAAGAGATTTTGTTGCTGCACAAGATGACCTTCTCAGATTATTCTCCAAAGAATTACTTCTTGGTCGAGATTACTATGACAAGTTCATCGACAAGCAGATGGCAATTCAGACCTCTAACTTACTGTACAGGTCTAAGGGCACTCATTATTCTATCCAACAATTCTTCAGAGTCTTCTTCGGTTTCGATGTAGATATTCGATACGGAAGGGATGAAGTATTTCTGACAGGTGATCCTTTCAAAGAGACACTTGTCTATGAAGGCAAGAAAGTCGACGGATATCTCTATCCTGGAAACAGAATTAGATTCAACTTTGACGACGGTGACACTCAGGTCTGGGCACTAGCACAGAGACCCCGTGAAGAGCAAGTCGACGAACTGTATATGACAAACAATGTCGATCCGGATACAGGGTTGAATATTCCCTATTGCGAAGATCCTGATGATTATGTTCTTCCTTATTGGATAAATTTTATCTACAATGTTTACTATCAGCTGCGACAAGAGATTGATTATATTATCGACTACGATGATAAGTCTGTCGTTTTCCAAGCTCATAGAGAAGAACCTGTCAGGGATGATCCATGGATTAATGCTCTGGCAAGAACTGGTATTATTCCAGAGGGAGCAAAGGTTAAGTTAGAGACCAATCGATACACTCCTGCAGGAAGTGCAGTGGGAACAGAAACCACTGAGAAAATGATTACTAATAATGGTTTCTTCCAACTGTTTGCTCTGATGATTAAAACTCCAATTTCTGTGGTGAAGTGGAGAGAGGCATATAAAGATTTTGTGCACCCTGCGGGAATGTATCTCGAGGGTCAGGTTGAGATCACACCAGTCGCGAAAGTCCTCAAGAAGATGCCCGATGTTATCACAGAGCAGTATCGTAAAGATGTACACGCATCAGACGAGTTGCTTGAGTTTGTTCACAATCAAATGTCTGAACTTTCTCTTGTCAAGTACAATTCACCTGTTCCTATGACAGATTCAGACTGGACAGACGAACCAGACTATGTGATTCGTTCTCGTATCAACGACTTGCAAAACAATGTATTCACTCTGGAAGAGTGGGATCGTCAGTATGTCAGCATGGAAAGGATCGACGACATCGAACCAAAGAGATTCGACGCGGACAATGTGGATCTTTCTCAGCAGATCAATACTATCGACGAAAATATGTGGGTTGGCAAAAGAGGAAATCTCTTCTGTCTGGATTCGGATCGCAAAGTGCAAACCGTCATGGGCAATCAACTGGACTTCGCTCCAGAATATGCTGGTTGCCCAGGATTTGTCTTCGGTATCAATCGATTCAACAATCTGCAGGGACAATACAATCAACCAAAGCACATGCTGCGTAATCCCACGTATCAACCATATGATTCGTATGGAGATGGAAACGGAGACCTGTTTGTCCATGGTATCGATTCCGACGGTTCGGGTAATCCGATCCTCATGGCAGACGGTGACTTCCAGCTCGGTAGCATCAGAGGAATTCAGTATCGCACAGACCCAGGACCAGTCGCAGGTCTCGCAGATGCTAGTATCACAGCATACCGTGATATGCGTGTCTACGGTTACTGGCAAGTACCGAGAGATTCAGTCACGAAACTTCCGATCGGATATGGTGACTACGTCGATCCTTCCAACAGCACTAGTGAATGGCCAGGCGATCTCGATTATGCCAACGAATTCAACTTCGCAGAAGTCTCTGCGAATGTTAAGATTGTGAGAGGATACTATCAGGCACCTTACGAGTATTGGGATTCTGTGCCATACTATAGATTAAAAGATATAGGAACTGGTGAATACATAGACTCTGCTTAAGAGTATAAATAGAAACTAGAATATTGAGAGAAAAGTAATGATTACTCCTCCGAAGAAAGAACTTTATACTGGTGCTGTCGCAAATGACGGAACGGGAGATACCCTCCGTGACGCAGCAGTCAAGATCAACGATAACTTCACTCAACTGTGGGACGATGTCTACAATGATGAAGCGGTTGCTCCTGGTCGCAAGTTTGTCTGCCAGAGTATCTCTGAAGACGCAGCAGATTCAGGATCATTTACTCTTTCTGCTCTCATTACTGACCCTGATTCAGACCAATCTTTTAAGATCCACGGAACTGACCAAAACAAGAAACAATTTACGACTGGAGTCAACACCCAATTCTCGACGAAACTGTCTATCTGGGCCCTCGACTCTGGTACACTTGATAACTGGACATTCATGGAATATCTAGACGGGTATGTCAGATATCAGGATAGCAACTGGACATTCACGAAAAACACTGTTCTCTTCTCAGACGGAACAATAGAGGCAGACAGAACATACTACCTTGCACTGCAAGGTGTTTGGTAAGCAACGGAGTAGACAATGGCATCTACAATTACAGACAAGTGGAAGCAGGGTCTCTTAGATGACTTCTGGACCTCGTTTCATCATCTAGACAGCACTAAGGATTCCGATTTCTATTACATCGGAATTGGTCGTTCAGAAGAATGGCCGAATGATAATGATACTCCTGTTACTCCGTATCCGGATCATCATACTGTTGCTGAGTTTCAGGGTTCTCTTCAAGCAGTTAAGAGAGTTCTAGATCTTTCCTATGTTGTTCCTCGATACAACTGGACTCCTGGTTCTGTTTACACTGCTTGGAGTGACAAGAATCATTCCGACACAGAAGTTGGTACTCTCAAAGATATTGTTGGTCCTTATTATGTGATCACAGATGAGCACAATGTTTATGTCTGCCTGCAACAAGGCAAGGCAGCAGATGGTTCTGTTCGAAACTCTATCTACAAGCCGACGAGTGTGGCATATGACCCCTTCGAGGCAGGCCCCGATGGATACACTTGGAAGTTCCTCTACAACGTAGGCACTTATAATAGTAGACGATATCTCACCAGTGAGTGGTTGCCAGTTGAAAGAATTTTAGATTCTAATGAAGGTGGTGCTGGATACGAAGAACTTTCTGCTTCACGTCAGGCACAACTTGCTGTTCAACAGGCAGCAGTCCCAGGACAAATCCTGGGCATGGAAATTATCTCTTCGGGAGCAGGATACGACAGTCTAAATCCTCCCGCAATTAGTATTCATGGTGAAGCTGATGACTCAGCACAGGCATTTGCTAGGGTAGATAATAACGGACGAATCTATCAGGTCGTCATGAAGGACTCTGCTGATTCTTTGTACTGGAAGTTCGGTCAAGGATATGGTGAGAGGACGTGGGTAACTGTGGCAGGAGCAGGTGAAGCAGAATTGCGACCAATCATTCACCGAGACGAAGGCGGATTTGGTTACGATCCTCGTAAAGATCTCAATTCCTCTGCCATGATGTACTCTGTACGAATCATTGGTGATGAGTACAAGATTTTCAATGTTAAAAACGATTTCCGTCAGGTTGGTCTTATCAAAAATCCATTGAAGGACTCTGCTACTTCGGATGACTTTGTGGGCGATTCCGATTACAAAGGTGTTCGTGGAACAGCACTGAAGAGGATTTTTGTCAACACTGGAATCTATGAAGATAAAACTAATCTAGATAATACTGTTACAGGATTGACTTCAGGAGCAGTGGCATTGCTGGACTATTACAATGTCTACATTGACAGTGACTGCTGTGATGAACTGAACAATGTGACCAATCGAGTGTTGATGGTGCATCAAAATGAAGAGACTGGGTTCGGCGACTTTATCGCAGGTGAAGCAGTTCAACTCAGTAATGGAGGAGGAACTGCCACTATTATCGGACACAGTGATCCGAATGTTCCTGCTATGAGATATGCTGACGTCGACGGAAGGTCCGGAGAGGTCCTGTTTATCGACAACAGATTACAAATTGATCGAGATGAAGATCAGACTGAAGATATCAAGATCGTCATCGACCTTTAAGGGATTAGAATAATGCCAAAAGAATTTACATCCACAACATTCTCTGAAATCTACAGAGACGACTATTCGGACAGTGCGGGATATCATCGCATTTTGTTCAATAGTGGTCGTCCTCTGCAGGCAAGAGAACTGACTCAACTTCAGACTATCCTGCAAAATCAGATCACACGATTCGGTCAGAATATCTTTTTGGATGGTGCTGCTGTAGGTTCTCCTGGTGCTGGTGTTGAAGCAGCAGACTATGTAATTCTTGAGAATCTTCCTTCAGGAACTTATGCTAAAGATTACATCGGCACTATTCTTCAAGGACCTCCGACTGCCAGCACTTCTGGATTACAGTTTATCGTAACTCATGCAGAAGAGGCAACTGACGACGGTGACAATCCTACTCTGTATGGATCATATCGTTCATACAATCAGACTACAGTAAACTCTGACACGCAGGATACTCCTCTAACTTTCGCAGAAGCAGATGAACTGCAGGATATCAAAGTCATATCTGGATTGGATGGGATGGCGACTGTAACGGTCAGAACTAAAGCACCATCGTATGAATATGAGTCAGTCGGTAAAGGATTGTTGTTTGGTTGTCAGTCTGGAAATTTCTGGACTCAGGGTTTCTTTGTTTACGCCCACAAGCAACTAATTGCTATTTCTAAGTACGAAGAGACTGCCGATGCTGACGTTGGTTTCGATGTTCTTCAAGATATCGTAACTGTCGATGATGACGAAGCACTGTATGACAATCAGGGTGCTGTCCCTAATTTGTCATCTCCTGGTGCTGACCGATATCGTATTCGCCTAAATTTGACGACTAAAGGAGCAACTGCAGATCCTTACAAGTTTGTTCTTTTCGCAACTGTTCGTGGTGGTGTTATCACATACAAGAAAGAAGGTGATGACTCATTTAATCAGATTGAAAAGAGAATGGCAGTTCGTCACTCAGAAACGAGTGGTGACTTTATTGCCAATCCTTTCGACATCCGATACCAACCAGGAGATTCTGATGGATCTCTGGGCCTCATTGTTGCTGGAGATGTTAAGGGTCTTAACCCCACAGCATTCGTTGACGGATATCGATTGCGTCTTTACAACGATCAGAAGATTCAGGTCAAGAAACCCACGACTTACACGGAAGAACCAGGATCTGCGCTGACAGTAGACTACAAGAACTATGTGAATGTTCACTATGATTCGGCAACAAACTATCTAGGATTGTGGAATACTGATTACACTCTGCAAGATCAAACCAACATGGATCTGTTGGACGGAACTCAAACAAAAATCGGTACTGCTCGTGTCAAGTCTCTTGTCAACACATTAGACGACAGTGAAGGATACCGTGTGCATTTGTATGATGTTACGATGGAACCCCAGCAGAACTTCCGTGATGTTAGGACTTTCCGACCATACAACTACAGTGGGGACAACGGTGTCCCACTGATGCTTGATGCGGGTCAACTCTATGCTGAGGACCCCGTTGTCAATACATCTCTCCATCTGATTCCTGGAGGCAGGGTAAAGAGTATCAGCAATCTGAGTTACTCTGTACAGCGACAGTTTCAGGCTACTGCATCAGGTAGTTCGATTAATATTACTACCAATTCGAATGAAAGTTTCGACAACTTGGCACAATGGATTTTCATTAACAGGACTAGTGGTGAAGCAGAGAACATCGCACCCACTAATATTAGTTTGAATAGTTCTGATCCGCAAACTGCGACTATCACTGTATCTGGAGCCACTGATCAGTATACTGTGTTTGCGTATGTGCAAAAGAATTCACCTCAACCGAAACTCAAGACATTTGCTAAACACGGAACTGCAATCAACACCACTAAAGATTCTGATGGTGTGTTCACGTTCAATCTCTATGACGGAATTGAACTACTTTCTGCTCGTGCAGATAGTGCCAACGGTAAGGATGTTTCAGATCAGTTAATCTTCGACGGTGGTCAGCGTGATAACTACTACGGTCCTGTCACTCTCTCTGCCCAAGGTCTACCGCAATCTGTCAATACAGTCTATGCGAAGTTCTCATATTTTGACTGGGGTTCTACGGGAGATTACTTCTCTGTAAACTCTTATGTGCTGACGGATTCGTTTGGATATGCACAGATTCCGACATTTGTTTCACCCCGAACTGGTGATAGAATGGAACTCTGTAGTCACTTGGATTTCCGACCAAAGTTGGACCCAGAAGCAGATACAATGGCTTCGACCGATCGATTCGAAGTTCCTCGTGACGGTGACGTCGTTTCCTACGATGTTCAGTGGTACAATCACCGCATAGACAACATTTCTCTCGGGTATAATCAGGCAGACTTCCGACCAGAGATTCGAATCAATAAGGGTGTCGAGGATGTAAACCCCGAACCACCTCAACCAAAGAGCAACGAAATGGTTCTTTTCCAAGTCCTCTATGGAGGAAATACAAAGAACACTCGTGACCTCAGGATAGAAAGGGTTCGACACAAGAGATACCAGATGACTGATATCGATCGCATGAATGATCGAGTCGGCCGACTAGAAGAAACGGTATCTCTTTCATTCCTCGAGCAGCAGGCAATCAACCTCGTAGAATTGGACGGAAGTGGTAATGTCAGGTCTAAGACTGGATTCTTTATCGATGATTTCAAAGAAGGATTTGCTTTAACCGCTAGTTCTACTGGACCGACTTTTCAGCCAGATGACGCTTTAGTCACGGAAAGACTGGTCAAGGTTTCTGAAACTGGACACTCTTTGACTTCTAAAAACCGTGAAGCAGCAGTTCAAATGTTGTACGATTCAGACGATCTTTACTCGAGCAGAACAAGTCATAACAAATCAAACATTGTTCGTAAAGGAGATCTCTTATACCTCGACTATCAAGAGGTGCTTGACTCTTCCTTTGTGAACGAGGTCATTTCTTGGTACTCAGACGGAAGGTCATATGAAGAAGAAGGTTGGTACAATGTCAACCCATTCAATGTTTTCCGAGGAGAAGGTTCACTAAAACTTAGTCCTGCCAACGACGTTTGGTCTGATACCTATCGTCTACCTGACCTGAATTTCTACGAATATGAAACGATTGATGAAGGAGATAACTACAACGCAGCTAGTTACTTGTACGGGCAATCTGTTGACCCACAAGGGACTCAGTCATGGACGTGGCAAGCAACATATACTTCAACCACTACTACCTCAATCGATAAGATCGAAGAAGAAGTTGTTTCATATGCAGTTCCTTTCTGTCGACAAAGAGAAGTATTTGTTCGTGCACAAGGACTAAGACCAAATACTCGATACTGGCCATTCTTCGATGGGGTAAACGTCGAGCAGTGGACATTGCGTGAGACTCAACAAGAATACCGCACTCACCTTGCTAACGATGATCACCTCAGAGCATATCCAGAAGTAGACGTAACCATTAAAAAGCATCCTCGTTTAATCGATGATGAAGATAGACAACTCATCTCTGATTATCAAGGGGAAATTTATTTCTCTTTCTGGTTGCCCAACAATGCTCCAGTTCCCTCACCGGCCGGTAATTCTTTCAATACTTTTGAAGAGTGGGAGAACTGGATCGAGCAGCAAGAAGCAGAGGCAGCAAAGTATCCTCGAGGAGTCTCAGATCCTTCTGTCTACGACAATATCGGATGGAAGTTTAGGACAGGCAGTGTCCCTCTGTTGCTAAATGATGTTTCTGTGCCAGAACCTGAAAATGGATTGTCTTTCGCATTGAGTCAATATTTTGCGACTGGAACACTTAATGTGTCTCAGAAGTCGACCTACATGACTCAAACAACGGTGAATTCGACGGAGTATGTCTACCTTCCCAAGGATCCTCTTGCTCAGTCTTTCGTTGTTGACGCAAGGTCCGGGATTCCTGGTGTCTTCGTAACTAAAGTTGATGTGTTTTTGAGAAGTGCTCCACGGACAGCAAACCGAGGAGGAGATGATCTGGCCATTCCAATCCAGATGCAGATCCGTACAGTTGAAAATGGAGTTCCGGTTGGATGGCCAGCAGGACCACAATATGTCGTTTATAAGAATGCTGATGAGGTCTACGATGTTGTCAACAATATCAACGACCTAGAAGACATTGACGACGTATTGAGTAACCCTGTCACATTCGAATTTGAAGAACCCGTCTACTTGCAAGCAGGTGAAGAGTATGCTATCACATTGCTTGCTGATTGCGACGATTATGAAGCATTTGTCTCCACCACATATGGACTCGTCCTCGGTAAGACGGACGAACGTGTGAGTGAGCAACCTGCCTCTGGATCACTATTCTTGTCGCAAAATGGTTCTACTTGGACACCTAAGCAGAATCAAAACATGGCATACAGAATCCATACTGCTAAGTTCAAGTCTTCCGGTCAGACGAATTTCTTCAATGCAGAGTATCCGAGATTCCGACACAACACTGCTAGACTATCCGTAGACGACTCTGATGCAACTCGATTCCGAGTCAATCATGTCGGACACGGTCTGGGTGTGGGAGATAAAGTCCAGTTGACTGGTCTAGACTCTAGTTCCACATATGGTGGAGTCTACGGTCACGAGATTATGAATGACAACCTGCTTGTTGACTCAGCAGATATCGCTGGATACTTTGTACAACTCGACAGTGGATCATTCACTGATGTCGGCGTATTCGGAGCTGATTCGGTTACCACGAATGCTGCATTTAACTTCGACGAGTTCAAGTGGACTTTGATGACTCAGGAGTATCCGACTACATCGATTAACTATACTGGTAATTTTATCACGGGATACAGTTATTCTAAGGTAGACGAAACTGCTACTGCTGATCCTCGATTCGACTTCACCAGAAGGAACATCAAACTCAGACCTGACCTGCCTTATCGTTTCGAGTCTCCTCGAATGGTAGCAAATGCCCAGCAAGAGTATGATGAGGTCAGTCCTGCTTCACAGGCCGCACCTTCTATCGTAATTGGTGCTGATCTTAAAGTCTCGAGTACCAGTACATTTGGTGGACCGAAGGCAAAGAATCTTTCCTCGAGTGGGTATGTTGCTGATGTATCACCGATTATCGATTTGACCAGAAACACCTTCGTGATGAGAAACTATTTGATTGATAATCAACCGTTCACTCTGTCGGACAATTCAACTTTGACGAATACTCCGCATTACTTTACTCCTGAAACTCATGCGATCGAAGGATCAGGTCCTTCGAAGCATATCACAAAACCTGTGGTTCTCACTCAGGCAGCAAACGGTATCCGTGTGATCGTCAATGCTTATGTTCCTCCGGAAGCAGATATTGATCTTTACTACAGGGTTGCTGCAGACGCAGATCAAGATATGTATGAGATCGACTTCACTAGAATAGATCCAGAATTTGCTCCTGTCAAGTCGAAGTTCTCTAACGAGACTTACAATGAACTTGAACTAAATTATCCTGAGTATTCGTATCTGATCGGTGGAGAAGATGGTGATCTTCCGGACTTCGTCAAGTTCCAGTTGAAGATTGTTATGCGATCAAAGAACACTTGCCAACCTCCTGTGATTAGTTCACTCCGTGCTATTGCGGTGATCTAATGGCAGAGAAAAACTTTTATAAAGTAGAGGGATATCCTGGGTTTGTCAAGAATCCCTCCACTGGCACTATTCTTAATCAGAATATTAGAGAAATAGAGAATGCTCGTGCCAGAAAGATGAAAAGGAAGTCAAAAGAATCTAATGCACTAAGATTGGAAGAAGAAGTATCAACAATGAAGGAAGAGATGAAAGAAATAAAAACTCTCCTTCGTCAATTACTAGAGAAATAATATGGCTATCGAAATTCAAAACGATCTCCCAGTATTCACAGTTACCGACACACTTCATCA